CACTGATACAATAGTTCCACCGCCGGCTCGGCTGTGGTTCTTCATCATATCAGTGATGAGATCTGGGTAGACCTTCTTCCAGAGGGAAGCAAAGGAATCCCAAATGACAAGCCAAATGGCTCGATCATGAAGGCCCATTACTTCCATGGAGAACGGAGGGGCAGACTGCCCTCCCGCTCCACACTTCTGGTAAGAGAGTCCACCCTTGGGAAGATTAGGAATGTACCTTTTCTTCTCAATTCGGGAAGCTCTAGGAAGGAGACCAGTCTCGTCGAGACCAGTATCCCAAACAGAGAATCTCTTATGAGAAGCCTTTAAGCTCTTGATCAAATCTCGAAGCTTCGTGATGGCCCTACGGGCCGTTACGGTTGCTAAGAGTAGATCAAGTTCCTTAAGGTAAGATACAATCTTACCGTCCAGGTGTCTCTCATCTCCGGCTAACGCCTGAACCCTATTTTGCACTGCAAGTAGGAAAGGTATTGACCCGGACGCTTGGAATCCAAGACGTTTTAACAAACGTCCTGCGAGACCAAACGCACTGATGAGTGCAGCCTGGACCCTAGCCCCTAGTTTCCCTTGACCCCACTCAAGCGAAGACTTGACATAGTCACGTCGACGCAAGAGTAGTCTCAGGAAACGTGCTACAGTAGGTTTTTCAGCGATCCAACCTCTTCGGACGGCACGAAGTGCTAGCTCAAGACGTTGGGAGGTACTCTTTATCCCTATTTCCTCTTTCAATGATAGAGGAGATAGGTTCGTCTTCCCTAAATACTTCTGGGAAGCGAACGTAAAGAGTTTCCCCTCCAAAGTTTTGGCAGGAGAAGTTGGAACACCGAGTCCCTTTGTAACCTCAAGGTAGGACACAGCTACAAGCCCGTTCCCGGTGACGTTATCGTCACCGAGAACCCTGTAAGCGAAGAATGTCTCTGGTTCGATTCCGGCCTTCCAGGCCGAGAAGAGTTCCAGTGCATGATGCACTAGAGCCATGGACGCCCATGAGGACAGAGTCCCCATCGGTTGTCCACGTCCGTAACGGACAACGGATCCTCTCAAATCTGGTCGAACGATATCGTCAGTAGGCACTCTAAACCAACGGTCAGTGAGGAGACTTATCCATAAGTCTGTCGTATCTTTTCCCCAGACCCCTTCAAAAAGGGCCTGGTAAAGCGTGATCGGAATGAGATCAGTAGCCGATTTCAGGTCTATCGACCAGTGGCGATCGCCACCGGAAGTAGACATGTATCGAACATAACCTTCGAGAGAATCCTCTTGTTGGAATGTTGCATCTGTCGTGAGACAGGACAATACTGACATCATCCAATCATGCACCGGTTTCATTAACCGTTGTGTCCAATAGTCGACAATTGCGATTGTCCGCACTTTGCCTGCCGGTTCTCGCAGCAATGCGATAGCCGAGGTTTCGAAGTTTTCAAACTTCGAGACTGTTTCAGGATGTGTAACAAAAGCGTTTGAAGACTTAAGGACACTAGAAAAGAGTTCGATCGTCTTTACATCTCCTACGTGCTTAGCCCACTCTAACGGCCAATTGACCTGGGAGCGATCCCAAGCAATTGCGTCAAAGTGAGCACCCAAAAGCCCTACACGGGCATTTGGACCAGCACGCATAGGAATGTATGGCGCCTCCCCTTTCTGGATCCCAAGCTTTGGTGGAAAAAGTCCCTTACGACCATCAGCCGTTGCATCGTTTCTGACCATCGGCCAGAAACGCTCCTCACAGAACTTCCGGAATTCCTCTAGAAGTTCGTGATTTTGCAATGGAAGCCCACCAGTCACCGACTGGAGGTCTTGTTGATCGTGAGGTCCTTCGAACACTTTATAACCGTTGAGGATCGATTGCATCAGTCTGATGGCAACCGTATCCCCCGCGGCTATACGTCTCCTTATTACTAAGGGGATGATTCTTGGTAACCCAGATCGGGAAAGACCGACCGGCTCACCCAATAGAAAGGGATTATCATTCATCATACCGCCTACCCACTTGTCGAGAAAGAACAAGCTGTTCTTCATCTTCAAGATGAGGGCTTTTGGCCCTCGGGTATTAAGTATTTTGATGAGATCCTTTGCTAAGGTGTTGAGTGCATTGGCTAGCGACTTAGGTGGTTCCAATGGTCCTCCCAATCGAAAGTTGAGGTCAAAGCCCCAACCTTCTATGAGAGACAACACCGCTTCAGGTGTTGGTGTAACCATGGCACCGCCTTTTCCATCCACGCTCTTCATCCATTTTCCGAGCCGACTAACATGCCAGCTGAGAAAGGAATGCCAGGGATGTTTTGCCCTGGTAGAACTCTTTTCATCCGGAGCCCTCGCGAGAGGGTTCGGACTATACCAATCTCCAGAAGGAGGGAAGAGACGTGGTATTACCCACCTCTTCTTCATCTCCTCTGTAGAATGGTCGGAGTTCCACCCTAGCAATAGGGGGGAATTTTGAGAAGGTTTGTCCTCATCAGAGGTATCGTTAGTTGTCTTGGACGCCGGTTTAGGTCTCTTGGAAATCCTTTCCGAGTCATCTGAATCGTCGTTTGATGAATCAGCGTCTGGGTGTGGCGCTACCGGTTGTTCACCGGGACGACACAATACGACTAGAGGGACATCTTGAGAAAGATGGACCCGGATCTGGAGTAAATACTCCTTTTCCGAGATGTAGAGAATTTCCGTAGGATCTATGGGATCTATGATCGCATATTTCCCTGCATGTACCTTCGCGAAATCCACTTCAGGGTAAAGCGGATGCTCAGTACGCTGCAGTACTACGGAAGATGTGTGAAACGTTCGTTGAATGTTGAGCATGTTTGAAATCTTGAGTGCCACTCCTTTCTTCCCTCTTGGAAGAGGGGAAGGCAGGCTAGCCACGGAACCAAGCGTGACGCTGTTGCGCTCTGTTTCTGGGTAGCCTAGCAAAGGGTCTAGGATCCCTTCCCGGAACGCTCCAGGTCAGCAAGTGACCCATGTTGCTACTGGAAGTTAAGCTCCTTATTGGTTCAGAGCTTTCCCTACTCTCAGAGTAGTGGAACTGAACCCGTGAGAGCCGGTGAAGAAGATCCGACTCGGGTTCCTATCTCCTATCAAAGCTTGCGAGGGACAAACCTTGACGGGATCGATGGTGGAAGACTTCCACCAAAGGTTCTCTCAGGGTCCCTTCCAGCGTTCCTGATAGAGGGTGTTCCAGAAATGGACCTCTGTGTCAGGATCCTTAGGGTGGTAATTACTCCACCTTAGGCATGAGCGGTTACCGACCTGCCGTGTGGGTGCCCCACCCCTCGAAAGAGGTGGGTGGTGTACCTGTCGCCGACGACACCATGTCGCCGCGATCACGAAGAGGGACCCGCTGATCAACAGGTCGGGAGCCGACGGCTCCCCTCCGACCTACCTAGTAGCACTTTCACAAGTGTTTTAGTATTCTCACTAAAAGAATACTGGCAGGGTGACCAACGCAAGTTGGCCATATGGTCCTGGGTTTAACCACTCAGGAAGGCGGTGCGAATCCG